TCGCTCGGCGAAGGAAAAGGCGGCTGACGGTCGCGCGGCCGCACTTCCCCCTTCCAGAGAGCCTGTTAAAAGCGAGACCAAAACGGCGAGCGTGGTTCCCGATGTTGCAATGCAGCCCGAGCCGGAGAGCAAAGAAGAGGAGCCGAGCTCCCCTTTTCCTGAAGTTCCTGAGCCCGATGTCGGTCCGGTGACAAGCAAAGATGTGCCCAAAGGCAAACCCTCTCGCGGCCGCGGCCGACGCACCCCGCGGCTTCCTGGTGCAGCCCTGACGGCAGATCAGATCTCTGGTGATGGCGATGCAGACGGCTCTGATGACTAATACGCCTCAGGTGGCCAAAATGCCTGTTTATGGGCGCGTCGACCACTCCTTGGCGTATAAGACTTTGCCTAATGGCTCTGTAGAGGTCTACGACCTCGATTTTGCCGGCTACTGCTGTTTGCGGGGTTTGACTGTATTGACCATGCTCGAAAGCCCTGGACCTAAAGGGCGGGTGCGTCCAGGTGCTTTCAGGCAGTACGTGTTTGTCTTCGAGGCGACTGCTGACAGGATTGCCAGTATTTGTGTTGACTACGCTAATTCAGAAAGCGCCAAGCATGCAGACTGCGTGCGGAGGCTCAAAAAGGGAGTGCGGTCAACGCGAGTCAGAGAAGGATAAATGCCGGGAATCGTCAAAGGCGATGCTTCTTCTTGCTCCAACCCCCTGCTGCCATTTTTCTACCAAGAAGAGGGCTTATTAAAAGACCTCTACGCATTGCGATTTGAAGTTTATCGCATTGGTAGTGCAACCTCCGTTGCTTCTGGTACTATCAACACGGACTTGTGCTCGGAGGGGGGAACCAAAGTCTCTACGGGCTATTACGTTGCGCCGTTAGATCCGACAGATGCCGGCCTGGATGTAGGTCCTTACGAGCTTTTGTGGTTCTATCAGGTCAGCGATGGCGCAGCAGAAAAAGAAGCAAGCTACCGTTTTGAGGTGCTGGACCCTAAATACTTTAGGTATTCGGCAAGATATAAGGCATATGTGAGCTCAGATGTCTCACAGCTTTCGGCTTATGATGTTCAAGATCGCCAGCGGGCTTTGATGGAAGCCTCCAAGGAGGTCGATAGGCTGACCGGCCGCTTTTTCTTTCCGCAATATATGGACCTTTTGCACACAGTACGTCCGACGTCAAAGCGCATTTGGATAGATCAACCTATCATCGGTGTCGATACGATTACGTTAGAGAGTGCCGGGGTGGTCACCGGCACCTTGTCGACTTACGATTTGGACAACCAAGCCATTCGTATTTATAATCGGCATTTGTCTGGATTGCTTTCTCCGGATGATCGAGACAACCCGCGGATTGCGTTTGCGACTATCGGCACGCCGGCAGCTTCTGTTGAGCCTGCGTATTTTCCATCAGGGGTAAAAAACATTCGCATTCGGGGCGCCTTTGGCTATACAGACCCAGACGGCAGCCCCTTTGGCGAAGTGCCTCAGCCACTTAAAGACGTTGTGCTCTATCTGGCTTTCAGGCGGCTAGTCGACCCGATGGGCATGGACCCAACTCTCACAAGCCCAGGGCGTATCAAGTCTGCAAAGACAAGAGATCAATCCATTTCTTTTGATACGTCTGGCTATTCTTCATCGTCGCTTACAGGCGACGTCAGGTATGATCAAATCCTAGCGGATTACTGTCGCCCACCTCACGTGGGCGTGGCGGGGTAATCCGCATGTTTCGTGTACCTCTGCTTTTGGAAAAAAGCCTGGCGGTCGTCTATCGGTTAGATCTGCAAGCGACCAAGCTCGTCAAACCGTACAGTGGGGCGCAGTCAGGCTACGACGACGATTTCAGAGAGCCTGTTGTTTATGACGATGTGCGCGGGTCTGAAACGCTGAGGCAATCTTCGCGCATCGAGCTTCCTCCAGTCAAGGTGCCTTGCCAAGTAGAAACCAGGCGCTTCGAAGCGTTAGATCAAAAAGAGCCCGGCGACGTTCCGGATTCCGATGTGCAGCTTGTTTTTCATCGCATGGACCTTTTGCAGCTAAAGCTGATCGATCCTTACACAAACGAAATTCTTATCCAAAAAAACGATCGCGTAAGCCACATCGAAGCGTATCGTTATCCCGGGAAGGTCTCAAAACAGTTTGATCCACCGGGTCTTTATATTACCCAAATCGTTCCTGCCTCGTTTGGCTTTGGGCCAGATGGCTACGATTTGCACATTGTGTATTTGAATCAGCGTGAGGTCGCGGCATGATAGGCTTCCGTGCACCTCTTCAGGCTGCCTGGAGGTCTCATGCCTCCTGGGTTTAAGCGCGCAAAGCGGGTATCAGCAAGTGACGCTAGTTATTCTCTGCAACTTAAATTAGTGGGAGACCACGATGCCGCCAAGGCGTTTGCTAAAAATTTCGCAAAAAATATGCCGATTGCGCGCGAGGTTGCTCTAGAACAGTCTGCTAAGCGCGCCAAGGAGATTTTAAGACACGCAATCAGCCGCGGTGAGGATATGCCGTCGCTGTCTTTTGGGTCCTTGCGAAAGCGGAAAATGGGCAAATTGCGAGGGGCTGAAAATCCTCCGGTAGATCGATATTCACGGTCTATACCCTTGGCGCGCTCGCTCAATTACGCGCGATCTGTTTCGGTCATGAAACTTGTTTGGGCCAATTGGGCGACAGGCATTCGGGAGGGAGACGGGGCCTTTTCCGGCGGTAAAACGCTTGTGCCTATTGCTGTATACGCCATGGAGCAGGAGTTTGGCTTCATACGGCTAATCCCTCTAACGCTTCGCATGCACGCCTACCTGCGCATTTTGTACCAAGGCTATGGCCGAAGAGGATCAAGGCACTTGCCGAAAAAGAGCACAGGGCGCGCTCTGAGAATTGTGGTACCACCTAGACCTGTGTGGAAAAACACCTTCGAGAAATATTATGTAAGCGGGAAGGTAGATCCCGACTTTTTCATGACCAATTTTTGGCGGGCAATGAACCTGCCGGGGTTTAAATACTGATGGCTGTGCCGACGATCTCAGGCATTTTTCCTGCGTCAGGGCCATCGGCCGGAGGCAATGCGGTGCGCATCGAAGGCACCACTTTTCGTGTATATACGCCACCAGCCTATGGCTATTTGGGAGGCGCTGCGCCATCGTACGTTCAGGTTCTCTTCGGAGGCATCCAAGCCCCTCATGTCTATGTTGAGTCAGAAACGGTGCTGTGGGTAGAACCGCCAGCATATATTGGGGATTACAAAGAGGATGTATTTCCTGCCGTTGATATCACGATCTCCAATTTGGATGATGACGGACAGCTGATTCCAGGCGAGCAAGTTGTACAGGTCGATGGCTATGTCTATGTAAGAGAGGCGCTAAGGCCGCCTACTCTTGAAATTGAGTCTCCATTCACGCGCATCGTAAGGGCTTTGATTCGGCTGCTGCAGCAGCAAGTCGTCGGGCTTGCTGGTATTTCTACGCACACAGACTATTCGGATGACGGACTTGTCACTGTTCAAGCCGGCGTCCCGTCTGCCTTTTTGTCTAATCCCCTCTTGGAAATGGATGCGTATGGCGAAGACAACGAGGAGTACGAAGAGGCCCACGCCGATGGCAATGTGTATGTGTGGCCAAATCCGAAGATGCAAACGATGCGTCTGTCTTTAAATGTCTTTGTCAATGATTCGCATATCGAAATGCTTACGTTAATGGGCACTGTCAGTAAATTTTTCAGAAAGAATGCATACCTTGTATTGGCGGCTGATGCGCCTATTAATAGTTATATACGGATGCCACTTATTTTAACCGATCCGCCCTCTGCGCAACGTATGTTGATGAATGCGAATCTGAAGTCGTTTTCGGCGACATTCGAAGTGCGCCGAATACCGGTTTTGTACCTGCCGCCTTACTTGGTTACCAGCGCGATAGATTCAATTGCGCTGCAGGCGCAGAAGATGACAGGAACACTAGTTGAAGTCGTGAACATATGATAGGGTGATATAAAGCTTCTCCCTAACATCCTGGAGGCTACAAATGGCTGAATTGCTATCGTCAAGAATCCAAATCTCCGAGGAGGAGCCTACGATTAGGTCCTTCCCGACGCTGCCGACGGCCGTTTTGGCCATCCAGGGCGTAGCTCGGATGGGGCCGATTGCAGACCCTCAGCTTCTCACGTCGTGGGAAGAGTACTTGCAAGTCTTCGGCTCGTACATTTCTGGCTTCGATCGCCAAATGGCCCTTGCTGTCAGAGCCTTTTTTCTCAATGGCGGGACGCAGTGCTATGCAAGTCGCGTGGTTCATTTTACCAATGTCGACGACAAAGATACCAGCACGGCTGTCAAAGGGTCTGTCACGTTGCAGACGTCCGGTAGCGCTGATACGGCCGCTGAGCACACAGGATCAGCTACCGAGCCATTTAATTTAGAGCCTGGGGACACCCTGGTCGCCAATGTCGAATCGGTCGGTAACCAGACGGCGACTTTTTCTGCCGTTGAAGGCGCCGAAGAGTGCGACAATGCCGAGCCCTATAATTTGTCTGATGGCGATACGCTTACCATTAAGATCAATGGCGAGTCCACGGCTCAGACAATTACGCTGGCAGGCCTGACAGGTGGTGCGGCCACGGCTGAACAGGTGGCACAATCGATCAATGCGCAGCTTCGAAGTGGTCGAGCTCTGGTAACGACAGCAGGAACTAAGGTCACGATTCAATCAGACCGTCGCGGTTCCGGTTCGTCTGTTCAGGTTACTGGCGGCACAGCGGCTGCAGTCATGGGTTTTGATGGGGCTGTGCATGATGGCTCTGCTGGATCGAATGTGGCCAATATTGATGCCGTCACAGTTGCTGAAATCAAGACGCTTTTAGAAGCCGCGTGGACCAATGGTAGCGGTGTTGTGGTAACGTCGGACTCTGGGAAGGTCAAAGTGTCTACGGTGGCCGTTGGCGCTGCGGCCACGATCGAGATTGTGGCTGCGACAGCCAATGCGGTTGTCGGTTTCACGGTGGGGACCTATACGGGCTCTGCGGCGGCGCCTGAAGACACCTTGAAGCTTGAGGGCAAATGGGCCGGAACCTATGCTAACAGTTTGACCATCAAGGTCAGTGCTGCGACGAGCGGTGAATCTGATGAGTTCAATCTGTATGTCATGTCCGGGTCGAATGTCCTGGAAGTGTTTCCCAATGCGACGATGGACTCCAGTGCTTCCCGTTACATTGTAGACTACATGAACCATGCCAATTTAGGCTCCATCTACTTTGCAGCTGAGAACATGGGGGCGACCGGCTCCGTTTTGGCCAGGCGCCCGGCCAACACATCTGGCGCTATTGTCACCGGTGGCGATGATGGCCTCACCAGTTTGGACAATAACGACTTTGTCGGATCGTCTGCAGGGCTCACAGGCTTTCACGCCTTTGATACGGTAGATGACATTACGATCATGGTTTGTCCTGACAATACGACGACAACGGTTCAGGTGGCCATGCTAGAGTATTGCGGCGGGGACCGAGAAGGCCTTGTGTATGCACTGCACGATCCGCCATCGTATCAAACGGCCTCCGAGATGCTTGTGCATCGCGCTGCTTTAAACACGTCGACGAAGCTCGAAAACGGCTCATTGTATTGGCCGAGGGTCAAAATTGCCAATCCGGACAAGACTGTTTTCGGTTCTGGGGACGCTATCATCGCGTGCCCCTCTGGTTATATCGCCGGCCGGGCGGCTACCAACGATGCGACGCTTAGCGAAGGCCCGTTTGTGCAGCCTGCTGGAACCGAGTATGGTAAGCCCAGCGGATGGATTGGCCTAGAGACTGATGAAGTCAAATTGCGAGCCAAACGCGATTTGATCTTCCCGCAACGGATTAATCCCATCAGCTATCTTAAGTCCTACGGCTACTTTGTCGACGGTGCACGGACGCTTAAAGGAGATGGTAATTTTCCGTCGGTTGGAGAGCGCCGAGGGGCGTCGCATATCGAACGGCAGCTCAACGAAGGGCTTCAATGGGTTCGTCATCGAAACAATACGCCAGCGCTTCGCTCAGAAGTTGAGATGCAGGTGTATGCGCTGCTTCATGGCTGGATGTCCGTTGGAGCCTTCGCTTCGACAGATCCAGACACGGCTTTTTTTGTCGATGTGTCTGACGCACTCAATCCCCCGAGCCAGGTTCGTGCTGGAAAATTGACGATGCGTGTTGGCTTGGCGACAAACACACCGGCTGAATTTTTCATTATCAAGGTGACCAAGGACACTCGAGCGCTGACCGAAGAGCTTTTCGGTTAATTGGTTGCAAAATCGTACTGATGTGTCTTTAGGAGGATAACCCATGTCAGACATCAGAATCCTAGGCCGCGGCCAGCGTGAGTTGCACCCAAAGCACCAGTTTTTGGTTCGGGTGGACAATGGCTGGTCTGCCGCTTTTCAAAAATGCAGCGAGCTGTCTTTGGAAATCGCCAAGATTGAATATTACGAAGGCGGCTCTGTTATCCCCTGGAAAGCTCCAGGCCGCGTGTCCTTCCCTGATATTACGTTGGAGCGCGGAGCGTCGACTTCCAAGAAGTTTTACGAGTGGTGCCTATCAGTAGCCAATGCGTCTGTCGGCGCCTATCCGACGCGTGGCGCTGGCATATTTACGCCGACCTATATGAAAGACTTGAAGGTCATCCAATTGGATAGGGACGGTCAAGAGTTCAACGCACCGCGGGTGTGGCGTGTGCGCAACGCGTGGCCGGTCAAATTCGTCGCAGGGGATTGGGATAATACGGCTGACGATGTGGTCATCGAGACGTTGACGTTGACGTTTGACTACTTCGAGCTCGAATAAACAGTAGGCCCTGAGTGATTTGCGACTCGCTGATGAGTTGCAAATCGGCCTTACAGGTATAGAAAAAAGGTATAGAAAATGCAAACCGTTGAGGTTCTATGTCCGTCCGGACTTAAAGGTGTGCTGCGCGGGATGCGCGTTCGAGAAGAAGGCTTGTTTGGCAATAAAGCCTTGATGCGCCAACACCTAATCATCGACAAGTTGCTTGAAAGTTGCTGGGAGCAGACGCTAGATCCTGGGCCCTACAGGCTCAATGGCGAAGGTAAGCTGAATTGGTCTCTAGTGGCAGCGACAGATCGTGTGTACGCCATGCTCCAACTGCGCATTTTGACCTATCGATCTGACTACACGTTTCGCGTCACGTGTAAGACGTGTGACTTGGTATTTCCTTGGACTGTAGAATTGGACGCCCTTGATGTAATTGATATGGCCGAAGAGGGTATACATAATTTACAGACGGGTGAGCCCTATATTGTCGAACTAGGCAATGGCTCCAAAGTCGCCTGTCGCGTTTTGCGAGGCGAAGATGAAGTGTTTTTAGCCACAAGTAAACAGTCTGATGAAACGGCTCTTGCCGCGCAGTTGGCTCGGAGGGTGGTGCGCATCGGTGATGATACAGCATGGGATGATGTTCTTTCCATAGTATCAGATTTGCCGGCCGGCCATGCAGACGATTTACGGACTGCGACGGACGATATTGAGGGCGGTGTTGAGACGACGTTTGATGTCAAGTGCTCTTCCTGCGGTGGCATACAGCGTGTGCTGCTCCCTTTCGAAGCGGACTTTTTCTCGACACAGAAAGCCTCTTCCAAATCTCAGCGGCGACGTTCGAGGAAGACTGGTTAAAGGTAATGGCTCAGCTGTGCATGCGCCATTCGATGATTTCGTCACTCAACATTTCTTGGGGTGAAGCTTTAGACTTAGACGTCAGCCACAGAGAC